AATTTTAGATGGTTCCGAAGGTCTTATATGGACAGACGAATTTTTAGGACACGTCGAAAATAAAGAAACCGCAGTTCAAAAAGCAGGACGTTTAGCTGGAATTATTGCCCAGTGTCCACAATATCCAGTGAATTTAACATGGTGGACAGATGACGAAACAGCGTCAATAGTTAAACGTCATTATGAAATAGTTGATGCTGTTAATAATCAACCAGGCTGTAATACGATAGTACAAGCAGTTGAACGTGCTAAAATTATTGTTCCTGAAGAAGAAAGAATTCCAGTTGTAGTTGATATTAGAACATATCGTATTTATGATAATGAAATGGTAGTAAAAAATGTATGTGACGAACTTGGATATACCTATAAAAAAACTAAAAATAATTCAGACGGGTTTAAGGAAACATCACTCAATTCAAAGAAAGAAGTTGTTTCACTATCAGAAGCAGTTAAAAAGGTTCCTACTGCTTATGGAACACATAAAGGAGTAATAACATATAGAACTTATTATCCATGTTATGTTGATAAAAACGACTCTAATACTTTACGATATGTAGTCATTATACGACCAGATGATGTTGATAGTGATAAAGTTAGATTAATAGACGAAAAATTTACTTCAATTCCATTCAATAATGATGTATAAAAACCAAACCAATAAAAAAATAAAAACCAAAAACCCAAAAAAAATTTATTTGTAAATAAATAAATTTTTTCATGTTTATAAATCGAGTGGGGGTTATATTAATTCCAAATCTTTGAATTTCCAATATTCACACCCGCCATTTGGTAATGGTCTTTTTATAATAAATGGGATTTTTTTTTCTTCAAATTCTTTTAAGGCAATCAAATAACCGTCAATGACACTAGGTTCAACTTCTACGAAAATTGGTGCTCCAGCATTGATTTGTTTTGCGCGTTCGCCCAATATTTTTGCCTTTTCATATCTAGTAATAAAAGGTAATGTTTGATGTAATGGGTCTATAATATTACCATCTCCATCGCGAACAACTCGTGCTAATATTTCTACTTCTGTATAATTATGTGTTTGTAATTCAGGATGGTATTCAGAAATAATATTTTGTTGTGTTTTCTCATCGAATTTCTGTAAATAATTTTCATCATAATCATCCTCATCATCATTTTCATCATCTTCATCACTAATATCATCTAAACCATTGAAAGATGGACGAATATTTGCGTTTTGTTTTGTTTTGTTTTTATTTTCTTCATTTTCTTCAAAAATATCGTCTTCATCTTCAGATTCGACGTCTTCTTCTGCTAATTCAATTTCATCATCTTCGTCATCATTTTCATCTTCATCATCTTCTTCTTCCTCATCATCGTCAGCGTCATTTTTCATCACTTTCGATATTTTATTTCGTATTTGTGCGTCATTTGGTTCTTGATAGTTTTCTTCTTCTGGTTCATCTTGTTCCTCATTAATAGATTCAATATCATCTTCATAATCGTTATCCATTTTATTTAATATATATAATAGGTTCTATATTTCTAAATTTCTTATGTATATTTTTAATTTCAATTTTTTACAATAAAAAATATTACTAATATTATAGAAAAAGTATAATAAGGTTTATGATTGTTCATTCGTTTTCCATGTAGTATTACATTCGAAACAAATATACAAATATTTCATGTTATCATCATCATAACGAACATAAATAACTTCTGCTGGATTTTTATATTCTTCATGATTTGTTTTACATTGAACATTCGGACATTTTACATTATAAATGCGCGGTAAGGTTGGGTCTAATTTGGTATATTGATTAATAATATGATTAAATTTTTGTTCACCTTTTTTTAATTGAGAATTCAAAACACATACACCTTCTTCTGTAATAGTTTCATCTCTATATTGACAATTACGACAATAATAAATTAATTTATTTGTATTTTCAGCATCAATACCAATATAATACATGTTATCACATTTGATACAGAATTTCATATTTGAGATTAATTAATATATACTATGGAAATATTATTTATACTTATTATTATCAAAATATAATAATTTATAATAATTATCAATTTTTTCTTGATATTTTATTATGCTAATTATAAACACAAAATTATAGGTATTTTTTAAAATTCTCCAACTGAAAAAATTGAATTTAAAAAATGGGATAAAAATATCTTTATAATATATCTTATAGCAATGGAGATATCTATACCCACTGCATCTACACTACTATCAACAAATATGAATGTATCATACCGTGACCTTAATGATTTCTTAATGAAACATACTACTAAAAAAGACCAAGGTAATACAACTGCCATAAAATCAATGACAAATACTAGAATAGGAGACCCAAAATCGAATATATACGGTGGGTCTTATCATATTCCAGATTCTGAATATTCTACGTTTTTGTATCTCTATAACAGAGATATTCTTGTTCCAAAGAAAAAGGAATATCTAACAGAAAAACAGTTAGAAAATGACGGACCGATATTAATTGACATTGATTTACGTCACGATTATGACGTAGATGAACGTCAATATAGTAAAGAACATATCGATGACCTTTTGGATTCTTATTTAGGTGAATTAAATAAGATATATCAACCTGATGAAAATACAAATATACCAATTTTTGTATTCGAGAAACCGAGTGTAAATCGAATAAATACAGAAAAAGAAAAGAAAACTAAAGATGGTATTCATATTATTATTGGATTAAAAACTGACCGTATTACGCAGATAATGCTTCGTACAAAAATGATAAAAAATACTAGTGAGATGTGGGGTGACCTACCTATTACGAATACATGGGAAGATGTATTTGATGAGGGCATTACCAAAGGTCATGTAAATTGGCAATTGTATGGTTCAAGAAAACCAAATTATGAAAGATATCAATTGACTCGTTTGTTTGAAGTAACATATGACGAATCAGATGGTGAATTTATGCGTAAAGAATTACCAGTTTCTGGGTTTGATATTGGAAAAAACATCGAAAAATTATCTGTTCGTTATAAAGGTCATCAATCATTATTTATGAGAAACGATTTCATAAAAGAATATGATGAATTCAAACGTGTCAATCAGATTGGAGGTAATGGAAGTAGATTACCAACTAGTAATCTAAATAGTAGAGCACAACAACTCGATAATCTAATAGATGATTCAACTGCTATTTCGAAAATTTCGAATGCTGCTGAATTAGAGATGATATTGAATCATTTCTTAGACAGCGTTAATAATACAACTGAATATGAATTGAGAGACGCGTATGAATATGTAAATATTTTACCTCAATCTTATTATGAATCCGGGTCTTATCTAAAATGGATACGTGTAGGTTGGGTATTACGTAATACTAGTAATAAATTATTGATTGTATGGATAGCATTCAGTGCGAAAGCAAGTAATTTTGATTATAGAACGATACCAGAATTATGCGAACGATGGCGAAAATTCGATTTACGTAAACACGATGGTTTATCGAAATTATCGTTAATGCGATGGGCAAAAATAGAAAACAAAGAAGCTTTTGAACAAGTCCGTAATAATACAATCGACTTTTATGTTGAACAAACTATTATTTCTCCAATATCAAAAAAAGGCGGAAACGAACGAAATGGTTGTGGTGATTGGGATTTAGCGAACGTATTATATCAATTATATAAACATGAATTTATATGTGTTAGTGTAAAATCAAATATATGGTATCAATATAAAAATCATCGTTGGGTAGAAATAGATTCTGGTACGACTTTACGTAAAGCTATTTCAATTGAATTACGCGACATCTATAATAAAAAATTAATTAGTTTAATGGAAAATATGACAGATGATGGTAATATGCGTGACGAACAACATACAATTTTACGTGAAGAAACCGCAAAACCTAGAAATGTGCGTATTCTGAATATTTGCCAGCGTTTATCCAGTACAAATGATAAGAAAAATATAATGACAGAAGCGAGAGAATTATTTTATGATGGTTCATTTTTATCAAAATTAGATACTAATCCTTATTTATTATGTTTCAAAAATGGAGTGGTTGATTTCAAAGAAAAGATATTTCGCAAAGGCTTACCAGAAGATAATATTTCAATGACTACAAATATCGATTATATCCCAATCAATCCATCCATTCACCAAAACATCATCGATGAATTCAATGATTTTATGAGTAAGATATTTCCAGAACCAGAATTATGTAGATATATGTATGACCATTTGGCATCCGCATTAATTGGTACATCAGCAAACCAAACTTTTAATATGTATATAGGTGGCGGACGAAATGGTAAATCCGTTTTGGTAAATTTGATGGAGATTGTTTTGGGCGAATATTCAGGTATTGTTCCACTCACATTAGTAACAGAAAAACGTGGTAAAGTTGGTGGTTTAACACCAGAAATAGTTGAATTGAAAGGTAAGCGTTATGCGGTTATGCAAGAACCACAAAAAGGTGAAAAAATGAATGAAGGTATTATGAAACAATTGACCAGTGGAAAAGACCAACTTCAGGGTAGAGCACCATATGCCCCTCAAACAATATCATTTACACCACAATTCAAATTAGTTGTATGTTGTAATAATTTATTAGAAATTAAAAGTAATGATTATGGTACTTGGCGTCGTATTCGTGCGGTTCCGTTCAAATCGAAATTTTCTCCAAATCCAGATGAGAATGATAAGGAAAACCCATATCAATTCAAAGAAGATGAAAAGATTGATGAAAAATTCGAGGATTGGAAAGAAGTCGTCGCAGCACTTTTCGTACAACGCGTATTTGAAACTAATGGTGTAGTTAAAGATTGTGATATTGTAATGGCTAGAAGTAATGAATATCGTCAAAGTCAAGATTATATTTCGGAATTTATTCGTGATTGTGTCATTCGTGCTAGTGATGGACGTATCAAGAAGATGGAATTGAATAATGAATTCTCTACTTGGTATGCTAGTAATTATGGTGGCCGTGGACCTTCACCGAAAGATTTACATGAATATATGGATAAAGAATTTGGTCGTAATCAAAATCAAATGTGGTCTGGTGTAAAAATTAAGTACGTTAGAGACGAGGTAGATATATCGATTGGTAATACAGATGATGAGGCAGATGATGATATTAATACAGATAGACTATAAAATCCATAAATATAAGTAAATATAAGTAAATAAATTTTTTTTATACCTTTTTCACATTTAAAACGCCCATTTTATAATATATATATATATATAT